CCGAGACGTGGTCGCGGTGCGCCGACGTTTCCTCGCGAATCGAGGGTCCGAAGTCGTGGTCGTACGACATCACCCCGGACAGGAGCGCGTCGTCGATTGCCGTGAGCGGCAAGCGCATGGACCTACTTCCCCACATCGAGATCGTCGCCCACGGCGGCGGTACAGCCTGGGTTGTACCTCGGCTGGTGGAGCTGACCAATGCGCACGGCGGCGAGGTCTTCGTGGATGGATACGGAGCCGCTGCGTCACTCATTCCAGAGTTGGAACGGGCCAGAGTGAGGGTGCACGTTCTGGCGGCAAAGGATGCCGCCATCGCCACGGCCACGCTCTACGACACCGCTGTCGCGGGGACTTTGAAGTGCATCCCCTGTCCAGAACTGAGCAGCGCGGTAGCGGGAGCCAAGCGTCGCCGTCTGGGCGACTCCTGGACTTGGTCGAGGACATCGAGCGCGATCGACATCAGTCCTCTGTGTGCCGCCTCGATCGCCTTGTGGGGATCTACCCAGACCCCCAAGCGTCCCGCCGCCAGATGCATCAATTTGAACCGGATCTGAACATGGACGCGGACATGACGCCGGACGAGCAAAGGGCCGTGGCACGGCGGCTCATGGATCGCATCCTGCGTAAAGCCGCATTCCTCGACCTGGTCGAGGACCTCCTCGACCTTGAGGCTGGCGACGAATCGCCCCTCGCCGAGATCGCCAGCTTCCTGGCCCAAGAGAGTGGCGAGTAAGGGCGTGCCCATCACCGTTGGCGTCACGCTTGAACCGAAGGTGTGCGTAGCCCTCGCCCGTCCGTTGCGCCGGGTTCTGGACGATGCGCGTCGAGGTGGTGAGCGAGTCCCCACCGAAGTTGTCCAGGCGATCATCGACATAGAGGCGATGGCACGGGACCAACTTCGTCACACGAGCGATCCTGATGTGCACCCTGACGCGTCAGGGGTGCCGGTCCTTACGTCTGTCACGGTGGCGGAGGAACACGAAGTCACGATCACCGAAGCTGCAGCCCTTCTCGGTTGTCACCGTCAAAGCCTCTGGGAGCGACTGAATCGACGGTCACTTCCGGGCCGACAGGACGAGCGAGGTCGATGGTGGCTCCGCATTACCGATATCGAGGCCGAGCAGCAGGTGGCAGAACAGGAGTGCACACCATGAACCCAATGACCACCGAGGAGCGCCTCGACCGGATCGAAACGGCTCTCGCCGAACTGGCAGAGGATGTGGCCCCGGCGACGATGTCCCATCGGGCCACCCGCCATCAGGCGATCGCCAGCATCATCACCGAGCGCCGCGAGCTGGCTGAGCAGGCGGCATCGTAATGGCCACCATCGCCGTCAAGGCTGAGGCGGTCACATACCACCGTGGGGCGTCACACAGCTATTGGGCGGACCTCGTAGCTTATGAACTCGGTCGTAGTCGGCCGGGTGCTGGACAGCGTCTTCTTCGTCACGCAGAGGAGATGCGGGTCCTCAACAAAGAGCGCGAGGAACGCGCATGGCGCAGCCTGCGGGACGGCAACTTCGAAACCCGCGTGGAACCAAACCGCACCGACGGTGAAGGTGGTTATTTCGCACCACCGTTATGGTTGAACGAAGCGTTCGCCACCGCCAAGAGGGCCAGTGCCCCGCTGGCGGGTCTGATCCCGAACAAGTTCGATTTGCCGAGTGGCATCAGCAGTGTGAACGTGCCCGTCCTGACAACCGGTGTCGGAACTGCCCCCGTCATCGACACTGCCCCCGTCCTCGACGTTGACATCGCCGACACCTCGGCCAGTAGCGCCGTCGTGACGTTCGCATCGCACGAGGATGTCCCGCTGCAACTGCTGGAACAGAGTCCGGCCGGGGCGATGATCGACCAGGTGATCGCGGTCGATCTGGCGTCGGCGCAAGGGGCCGCGATCGAGAGCGCGCTGTTGACGGGTGGAGGATCGACACTGAGCCAGCTTTCCGGCGTCGTCGGTCAGGGAACGTCGATCACGTACAACAGCGGTTCCCCGACCGCCACGGGCATGTGGACCTACTTCGGCCAAATGGCGGCACAGTTGGGCGACGCCCGCTTGTTGCCGCCTGAGGCGTGGCTTATGAGGACCGCGAGGTGGTCGTGGTTGTCTACCTCGGCCGACTCCCAGAACCGACCGCTTGGCATCTCCTCGCCATTCTTTCTCGGGAGCGACGAGGTGACGCCCGATCCCGTGGGCGGACTGGTGTCCTGGCCCGTGTTTTTGGACGACAACATCCCCGCCACTTTGGGGACCGGTGCCAACCAAGATCAGATCGTTTTGCTTCGGCCTAGCGATCTCATCTTGATGGAGGGGGCACCCGTGACGACCATCAACAGGGAGCCACTGTCGGGATCGCTCGGCGTCAGGATCGAGTCGCATACGCGCGTGGCTGCGATCACCTCGCGATACACCAGCGGCATTTTCGTGCTCGGTGGCACCGGCTGTGCTGTCCAGAGCGGTTTTTGATGGGAGCAACCCGATGACCGACAACAGTGAACTCCTCGAACGGCTGGCGCGCATCGAGGCACACCAGGAACAGGCAGCCCTTCCGCCGGGTATCCATCCCGCCACCGGCATCCCGCTCCCGCCCATCATCATCGCCCCGGACAGCGTCGCCGGTCGCAAGGCTGCCGCGGACGTAGTCGCTCGTGATGCCCGCCGCGCCGCCGCAGAAGCCGAGGACGAGCGCCTCCGTCTCGAACGTGAGGCAGAGGAGCGCGCCGAGGCCAAGGAATTCGAACGCCGACGCCCACAGCGGGAAGCGGCACAGCGTGAACTGGCCATCGTGCGGGCCGAGCTCCACGCACTCGACCAGCAATTGGAACCGCTGCGTCGTCGGGCCAGTGCGCTTCAGGCCATCGCCTCGGGGGACTGATGCCAGCCGTACCCGTCCATCACGTCGCCACCGATGACGGCGCATGGGATGGACCCGCCCAGGAAAAGAAGCTGAAGACCCCGCTGACCAAGTCCATCGGCAACCGCACCTTCGCCTGGTCTGACCCCGACGGTGACGGCACCCACAAGAGCGACTATCGGTACATCCACCACTTCGTTAGCGCCGCCGGTCTGCCGGGTTCGGCATCGACGTTGGCATGCTCCACGGGCATCGGCATCTTGAACGGTGCACGCACGGGTACCACCATCCCCGACAAGGATCGGCAGGGTGTCTACAACCACCTTGTCGCACACCTTCGTGACGCGGGTGTCAAGGAAGCCGACCTGCCTGAGTTGAAGAGCCACAAGGCTCCGGCTGCGTCAGTTCGGTCCGAGATGCGCGAAGTGCCCGAAACCCGCGTGTCGTCGCGCAGTGAGTTCGAACTGAGGGAGATTCCGAACGGGACCGGAGGGACGAACCTGAGGTTCACTGGGTTCGCCTGTGTTACCGACGCTGAGTATGAAATGGAGGACTATCTCGGGCCGTGGGTCGAGTCGGTCAACGTCGGTGCCTTCGGGAAGACGCTCACCGAAGGTGCCGATGTGGCCTTCCTTCTGAACCACGAAGGTATGACCCTGGCACGCACCAAGTCGGGCACGCTGAAACTGAGCGAAGAGACGGACGGCGCACGCAGCCCCGTCTACGGCGTCACCGGACTTCACTCCGAGGCCCTGCTCGACCCGCTGAACCCGATGGTGCGTGCAATGCGTTCGGCGGTCGAGCGTTCAGATTTAGATTCGATGAGCTTCGCCTTCCGTGTGACCAGCCAGGAATGGAACGAGGACTTCACGCGTCGCCGCATCCAAGCTGTCAACCTCGATTTCGGCGATGTGAGTTTGGTCAATTACCCCGGGAATCCGCACACAGCCGGGAGTGTTTCGCTGCGTCAACGGTTCCGAGGGTTCGGTCCTCGCACCTTCCGAGCAGTCGAGGACGAAGACTTGTGCAACCGATGCGGTGGTGATGGGAGCATCAGTCTTCAGGGCAAAACAGTTCCGTGCCCCCAATGCAAGGGCAGCGGTACGGGGGAGAACAATGCCACCGTGACCGACGCCGAGTTGAAGGCGATGGCCCAGAGGGCGCGTCTCCGACTGGCGCAGCTCCGTTATCCGCCCGGGGACCCTGGCCGCCGCATTGCCGCCTTCGAGCCACAGTCCCATCGGGGCCGTTTAGAGCGCTTGCGGCACCCACCACGATGAGTTCACCACCGAGATCGGGGCCTGCCTTCGCCTCTCCCTCGGTGGAAGGGATGCGCGACAGCGTCGGTACCGTCGCCCGTTGCTCGGCGCGCGTCCCTCGCCCCGTCAGCTTCCTGGGGTTCAGCCGCCCCAGGAAAGTCGGCGGGTGCGATTTGTTGCTGGCCTCCCGGTTTGGTCTTGGGCCGGGAGGCCAGCAACACCCTCTTGACGGACAGGAAGGCGGCGCGCCATGGTCGAGGTCCTACATCTTGTTGGCATATCGGCTTACAAGAATCTACGGTGAGCGAATGGCGAGGCGGAACCGAGACGAAGATCCCATCTACTGTCGAGTGGTGGACGGTGCTGGGTGGTCTCTGGACCCCGATGAGACCATCGCCGTGCGGACCACCGAAGATGGAGAGCTAGAGATCCAGCCCGACTCGGGTTTCGGCCCTGTAATACTCATTGCGCCAGACGTGGTCACTGAGTTCTCATTCGAGAGCAAACGAGGGGGTTGGGGCTTGAACGGCATTGCTGTGGGGGATGCCCTAGGCGTTGTGCCTCTGTTGGTCAATAAGCTTGGATGGTCGACGCGGGTCACGGTAGAGACGTGCGACGGGTTCACGACGGTTCAGATTGACGCATCCGAAGATGCAGTCAGGGGGATGCTTCGGCCCTTCGTCCATTCCCTCTACAGCGTCGGGAATGGATTCTCCTAAAGCGCACCCATGGGCAGGTAGCTCGCTAACGACAGCAACCCCTAGCGGCGTGGCCAGGGCTGACAACCTAGGCTCGGCAAGGTGGACACCGATCCCGCTGACTTCCGCCCCGACCCCATGAAAGAGATGGACGCCATGCGGAGGCTGCGCGCCGGATTTCTCGATGTGGCGATCGAGATTGAGGACGATCTCAAGGTGATGTTGATGGACTATTTCCTCACCGAACCTCGCAAGATCGACTTGTTTTGGAACCTTTATGAGCACAAGGCAACGCTTGGCTCCGTCGTCAAAAGGTTCAAGAAGGTGCTGGTTGCCGAACGGGAGGCCCTCGCGGCGGACCGCGATTTTTCGACCGAGCAGGTGGACGCTCTGCTGAGCGCTCTAGAAGACCTGATCCAGCATCGAAACCGCTTTGCACACCATCCGATGAGCCAACACTTTGAGGTGGAAGAGGGCAGCGCGCTTCGGAGCGAGTGGCGGATCGGGCAGGGGCGGGAGAACGGTCCCTACTTCACCATAGAGTCGGCGAACGACGCGTACGAAAAGGCCCGCACTTGCGAAGATCTCGTCATCCGAGTTCATCTGCCGCTAGAGAGAGCCGCCAGACGTCGGCCGTCCACCGGTTGAAGACACTCCCGGCCCTGGGGCCTACAGTGCTTTGCTGAGCGGGGGAACGACACCCCTGCACGACGGAAGGACTGGACATGGCAACCGATGACGGAGAGAAGCTGCTCGCTCAGATACCCCCGGATAAAGCGATCGGCAACAAGGCACTTCGGACGCTAATGGGATGGGACGAAGACCACTACTGGATGGTCCGTAACGAACTGCTCGACGATGGGTTCATAGAACGCGGAAGGGGCTACGGGGGATCTGTCCGACTGGTGGCGACATCACACGATGATTTCGACCAAACCACAAAGGAACAAGCGGTCGGTGAGAACGCGATTGCCTATGCTCGCGAGGCTGAGCTGTATGACCCGATGCGGCACGTTATCGAGACTTCATGGGCAAAAGAGCATAAGACCGAACCGATTGCGGTAGTCATCACTGCCGCTCAGGGCAAAAAGCAAACCGGTGGAAGGTGGACGAGGCCCGACATAGTTAGCCTTTCTGTCAGGACGTTCCGCTATCTACCGGGCAAGTACCTAGAACTAGTTACGTTTGAGGTGAAGCCCGCCGACACTTGGGACGTCACCGCTGTGTATGAGGCACTTGCGCATCTTCGGAGCGCCACTCACTCGTACGTTGTCCTCCATGTCCCGAGCCCAGCAGATCCCACCACGGAAAAGGCTGTCGACGATCTCTGCAGAGTCGCCCGATCCCACGGGATCGGCGTCATTGTTGCCGGTGACCCTGGCGACTATGAAACGTGGGAAGAACACGAAGAAGCGGTACGTCACGAGCCTGACCCTCAACTGCTCGACGATTTCATAGCGATTCAACTCTCGGCAGATGTCAAGGAAAGAATCTCACGGCACCTTCACTGAGGCCGTGGCCCACTACGCGGAGGCCTTCTCCGTCCAGCCCGGCCAGTGCTTCCGGTTCGTCCACAACGGGGTGGGACACGCCAAGCACTGCCCGGCCCCGGCCACCCGTCACGGCACC